GAACAAATCGCGCCCGGCCTTTTCCAGAACGTATTCCATCAAGCCATCGTCTCGGCGGCATTGTCCCTCACATCGTCGGACTCCAATCCCGACTTGTGGGCAATCACGAATCACCTTTCATCCGATCCGCAGAATGCCGGTATCGCGCCAATCATCACCGAGCTGGCTTACCCGTCCAACGTCCCATACGGAGACACTGGCGATACCCATTTGCAGGCTCTCAGGACGGCTTATCAGCGCAGGGAGCTAGCAGCAGCCCACACGAAGGCTGCGGAGCTATTGAGGGCGGCTCCATTGTTCGGCCCTGATGGCGAGGACGTGGCGCAAAAGGTGGATGACATCATGCAGGACGCGGGAAAGATGCCCGGCAAGATGCTCATTCGTCGGCACGTCAAAGACATCATTCCTGACGTGCTAGACGAGATTCAGCAACGCGTGGACAATCCCGGCAGGCTCGCGGGCATCTCCACCGGCATTCCGACTCTTGACCGAAAAACGGCCGGCATGATGAAGGGTCAAGTTTGGGTATTCGCTGGACTTCCCGGCGATGGCAAATCGACACTTATGCAGAACTGCGCGGAAGCTGCGGCCTACTCGGGTCATAAGGTGTCATGGTATCCGCTCGAAATGCCCGACACTGAGCAGGTGTTTCGACTCCTTGCCAGCGGCGGCGGAGTGGATAACGAGAGACTATTCAGCGGGATGCTTTCACAGAACGATATGCACGCCTTGGCCGCTGCTAATCGCAGGCTCCGAGACAGCCCGATCGAGCTCGTCAACGTGGACGGCGCAACGGCTGGCGATATCATCAACGATATCGAGCGCTCTGATGCTGAAATTGCCGTTGTCGATTACCTGCAACTCATGGAGGAAACCAGCGCCCGCAAAGGTGCGAATCGTGAGGAAATCATCGCCAGCATCTCCCGCCGACTGAAACGCACCGCCCGCCGTTCTGGGAAAACCATCCTCACCGGCTCACAACTGAACGACGGCGGCAAACTCCGCGAGTCTCGCGCTATCGGGCAGGATGCCGACAAGATATTCCTCATCAACAAGCACCCGCTAGAGGGCGGTGAATCGGGCGAACTGGACGACACGAAACGCTTGCTTTGGTGCGATAAAAACCGAGGCTTGAAACGCCACTGGGAGCTTCCTCTTCACTTCCTCGGCCACGTTTTCCAATTCAAAGAAATCCCACAAGATGAAAACTGAACAATCCCTCGCCCGAATCTTCGCCATCTGCGACCACGTCGCGGAGTCTGGCGAGACGTTACGCACCGAGGACGAGGGCGTGGAGGCTGCTCGCGTCTGGATGGGGCAGAACAAAGAGCTAACCGACTGAGCCAAAGCGAAGTTCGGTTCAGTGGCAGTTCTGCGAATAAGCTTGACGCATTTTCCATAAAGTGGGTATAATCCAGCACGAACGACGAAATTCATCACCATGCCGCAACACGAAGCACATCCACCATTCAGCCGCTCGATGAAGTGGACATTCACTCCGTCCATTGATCGTGAAAAGGGACTTGTGATGCTCGATACCGAGGATTGGGGCGGCAAGATCACGCGCGAGGTCATGAATACTAAAGAGCGCGCCATTCGGCGGGCGCTGATTGCCCTTGGATGGATTCCACCCCCAGGTGAACGGACTGAATCACCACGAGATACGCGGGAGGATTGCGAGCTATGCCAGCACTGAAAAACCCCAAACATGAGAGATTCGCCCAACTGTTCGCAGTTTCAGGCAACGCTTCCGCTGCTTGGCGTGAGGTGACTGGCAAGACGAAAGACGCTGACGCTCACTCTGCTTCTTTTATGGTAATTCATGGTATGAAGGAGCGAATTGAGGAAATCCGCGCTGGAACTGCCGCCAAAAGTGAGCGCAAAAAGGAGGAGCTTTACGCCTTCCTCTGGCAAGCTGTGGATGGCGAGATCGAGGTGAAACCAGAACAACTTCGAGCCGCTGAAATCATCGCTCGCATGACAGGATGGAATGAGCCTGACAAGATCGAGACTGATGGCAAAATGGAGATCATCATCCGCAAGGAATGAGAATCGAGCTTCCTCACCGATTCAGTCCGCGCCCCTACCAGCTACCAGCTTGGCGAGCAATGGACACGCACAAGCGAGTTTTAATGGTGTGGCACCGCCGCGCCGGCAAAGATAAATTGTGTTTCTCGAAACTCATCTGCCGAGCTATCGAGACAATGGCGAATTTTGCGGTTTATTTCCCCACTGCTGCACTTGGCCGCAAAGCGCTTTGGATGAATGTCGATGTGACGAATGGGATGCGAGTCATTGACCATATCCCGAAAGAGCTACTCGCCAAGCCTCCGAATCAGACGGACATGCGAATCGAGCTTATCAACGGCTCAACGATTCAGATCCTCGGCACTGACAACCTGGACGTCGTGGGCGGTAACTACTACGGCGTGGTGTTCTCCGAGTTCCAGAACCAGAACCCGCTGGCGTGGGACTACACCCGCCCGATTCTAGCAGAGAACGGCGGATTTGCTTGGTTCAACGGCACGCCACGCGGAGAGAATCACTTTTACGACATGCTCAAGATCACGTCGTCAAATCCGGCGTGGTTCACGCAGGTCTTGAGCGCTGACATGACAAACGCCATTAGCGCTGAGCAGATTGACGAGGAACGCAAGTCTGGGATGTCTGAGCCGATGATACGGCAGGAGTTCTATTGCGACTTTAGTATTGCGAACGAGAACGCCATTTACGGGCGCATGATGTCGGCGGCACTGACTGAGCAGCGAATCGGAGAGTTTCCAGTCGATGGCCGCGCCCCCGTGCATACGTTCTGGGACTTGGGCGGGCCGAGGAATACCGTGGTCTGGTATGGTCAACGACTGCCATTTGGCCGCTGGCGCTGGATTGATTGTGACATCGGCCTCGACATGACCATCGTGGAGCGATGCGCCCACATGAACGCGAAAGGCTACAACTATGGCAACCACTACCTGCCACACGACGCACGCCAGACACAGCGCAACGGCGTCACGTTTGAGGCTGATGCAGTCGCGGCAGGGTTCAAAAACATCCGTGTTATTGACCGCATTCCCGAAGTATGGATGGGCATCAACTACGTTCAGGAGCTATTCCCGTCCTTTGAGTTCCGGCTACCAGCGTGCGAGCGCGGCGTAAAAGGTATGAAGGCTTATGAGTCCGCGCCTGATTCATCGAGTGGCATCGTGAAGAACGTTCCGCTTGGCACCTGGGCGTCACACGTTGCCGATGCCGTTCGCACGATGGCGGAGGCTGACAGGCTTGGCTTGATTCCGAACTACAACAGCGGACAGTCTCCAGTGAGACGGAGATCATCAACCTACGACACCAACGGACTATGACACCCTTTGAAGAAGCCCAAGCAGTCGCCCGCCGTGTCGGGCTGGATTTCCACACAGCACTCGCGGAGCACCACGAACGCGGGTTTGTGTGGAGTTCGCCCGATTGCTTCATCATGGCGATGGAGTCTTGGAAGGATTTTGAGTTGCCCACGGCTGAGCCTGCATGGTTCATCACTCTCGCCGTTGGTGACATCGGGCAATTTGTCCGTCTCGACCCGAAGCCAGACAAGAAGTGGCTGGGATTTTGTCGGCAGGATGGCGGGGACACGCATTGGCTGGACTATCAGGCGATGAGGCGTAAATTTCAGCCATGAGAAAGATTCGATGCATTATTGTTTGCTTGTCTGCCGATATTGTGTGGCTGTTTTGTCCAGAGATTGAGACAATTCAAGGGAGGCGTTTCCGGCGATGTTTTTTTGTGACACCAGAGCCGCTTTATGTGCATTAAAAATGAGAGCTTGCGCTAATTCTCAGAAATGAGAGAATCGCGGCATTATGGGAGGCTCCGCGAAAAAACCGAAATCACCACCACCAGCGCCAGCTCCAGTGCGAGCAGACTCAGCCGCTGGCGAACAAGCAGCAATCACTGCCGGACGCCGTGAGGGACTGCGAAAGACGATCAACCCTGACAACCCGCTCGCGCCCGCGTCGTCTCTCGGCTCCATCGGCAAGCTGGGCATGGGAGGTGAGGGCGTTATGACAAACACATGGACACCTCCAGCTTCGTCCATGAAGCCAAAGATCAACTTTCAAGGGGGCCGCACGTCTTAAATGAGTGAGCAATTTGAAGGCACAGAGCAAACGAAAGGATGGCTCAAACGCTACGAGAAGCTAAAAACGGCTCGCGGCGTGTGGGATACCGCATGGCAAGAGATCGCAGAGCACATCTTCCCGCGCAAAGCTGGCATCACTCAAAAGGACTACACTCCGAACAATAACCGGGATGCGCGGCTCTACGACACGACCGCGATGGACTCGCTGGGCAAGTCGGTTGCTGGTTATATGTCATGGACAACGAACAAGACTCAACCTTGGTTCGAGTTCACGCCTGTGCTTCAGCAACGGCGTTTTGACTCAGTGAAGAACTGGCTGCGGGAGTGCTCGATGGTCAGCCAAGAATACATTGCCGACTCGAACTTCTACACTGAACGGCATGAATATTTAAACGACGTTTGGGGATTTGGAACCGGATGCATGTTCGTGACCGTCACACCCAAGGGAAAGACGCACTTTGAGAAGATCAAGATTGGCACATACGTCTTTTGGCAGGATGAAAACAAGCAGGCTTGCGGCATCATCCGTGAGATCAAGTTCACGGCTTACCAGGCAGCGCGGCAGTTTGGCGCTGAGAATCTGCCCAAGCACATCGCGGAGAAACTGGAGAAGGAGCCGGATACCGAATGCTGCTTTTATCACGTCGTAGAACCGCGTGACGAGTCCATGCGCTCGAATGAGGAATTCGCGCCAGCAAAGCGCAAAGCGTATCTCTCCTGCTACTTTGAGAAGGTTTCAGGCAAGGTCATGCAGGAAGGTGGATTTGACCACTTCCCGTTCATGATCGGGCGTTTCCTGAATTGGGACGCTCTCGACTTTGGCGACGTGTGGGGCTACGGCCCTGGATTCACTCTCCTGCCCGAGTCGCGTCAGTTGAACTTCTTCCGCATGATGTATGACGTGTTCGTGGAGAAGAAAGTCTTCCCGCCGATGGCAGCGCCTGACACGTTGGAAGGGTCATTGAAACTCGCACCTCGGGCGATGAACTACTACGGCGCGGGAATGCAGCCTGATGCCATCTTCCCGATTGGCGTGACTGGTGACTTTGTGGAGGGCGAGAAGCATATCCAGACACGAAAGGATATGATCTATCGGCTGTGTCACCTGGACATGTTCCAGATGTTTGCGCAAATCGGCAGCGCTGGCCGTGAAATAACAGCGTTTGAGGCATCACAGCTTGCGGGCGAAAAGCTCGACGCCATCTCTCCAGCCTTTGACCGCGATACCGGCGAGTTCACAACGCCGATGATGACGCGGCTGTTTGACCTATGGGCAGAGAATGAAATGCTGCCGACGCCTCCGCAGGAAGCGATTCAGCAAGTCGGGCCAAACCTGATTCAGCTACCGACGCCGAAGGTGACAATGACCTCACGCCTTGCCTTGGCCCTGCGGTCTATCTCCCTTCGCTCGTCTGACGCGCTGATTAATCGAATTGCCATGCTCGCGCCCGTGATGCCAAGCATTGTTGATCACGTTGATGAAGGGTTCTGGGTGCGTGAATCCGCTCGCTTGTCCGGCTGTGATCCTCAACTTCTTCGCCCATTGGAAGCAGTCGAAGCCATCCAGCAGCAGCGCGCACAGGCTCAACAAGCGCAGATGGCGATGATGGCCGCGAAGGAGGGCGCGCAGGCCGTAAAAAACATTGGCGGAATGGAGAAAGCAGAGCAACTTCTCGGAGCGGCTTAATCGGGCCGCAAATCATCACATCATCACCCATGAAAACACGCCCTCGTCATCTCATCACCGCCCTCGCTGCATTGGCCGGACTCTCCGCGCCATCTCCAACGGTTCTACCATTCCACGCCGCCCCGCTCGCTACCGTCACGGCTAGCGCCGCCGCATTGAAACACGAAAGCAAGCCTCGTCGCCGTGCGGGCGCTTTCTTCAACTTCACGCCTCCCCGTGATCGTGGCGGCTGCTTCAAGCACTTCACGCTCAATCAACGCCAGCGCCGCAAGTTCAACCGCCAGCGTCACGCGGCAGGAGACAAGACCGCCTTCGCATGACCCCTATCGAAACCTACCTCCAACCGCTCGACGGCAACGTTGCGCAGATTCACGAAAAGGCCGCGCTGGCAGTGTTGAAACTCCGTGATAATGAGGATTTCATCACGCTTTTCAGGTTCATGAACTCGCAATGTGGCGGTGCTCTTACCTCGCCATTTGTGGACGCCAAAGGTAAGCCGCTCGAATCATTAGCGGCTGCTCAGGTGGACGGCTCGAAAGCCTTCCCTCGCTTCATTCTCGACATCATTCTCACCAACTACAAACCATGAGCTATTCCATCACCCCAGAGAACCGCGTCTTGAAAGACGGCGAGGAAGTCGGCTACATCCTTGGCGGCGTCTGCTACACTGACAGCCCACCTAAAGGGCGAGGAGTGACAGCCTTCCGCGCAATGGCTGGCGTTCCTGAATTGCAGTTCAGGCCGCTGCCCGAAACGACCATCACAATCGCAACCGTAGAGGAGTCCAAGGACTTTGTTCCGGCTGTCGTGGTAAACTGGGATGGCAGCGATGCGCCAAACCCTCCGCCAGCCTACCCAGAGCCTCCCAAGTCGCCCGTCCTCGGCGATCGAGAACCGAACTGGCAGCGTTGGTTCATCGCAACGCACGGCGAGAACGCTTTCAAAGCCAAGTGGCCTAATCGTCAACTTCCATAACCCATGAGCGAACAAGCATCACAAACCACCGACACGACAGCCACGACCACAGACACAACGTCCATCGGTCAAATGGGGCAGTCACAGCAAACGCAACAAGTCGCCACTACGGCGACAACAGCAACCGCCGCGCAATCCTTCACCGATCTGCTCGACGAAAAAGGCGGATTCAAACAGGACTGGACGAAAAGCCTGCCTGACCACCTCAAGCCCTTTGAAGGATCGCTGTCGAAATACCCGACGCCCTTCGATGCCCTCGCAGGACTCGGTAACGCTCAGAAGCTCATCGGCCAGCGCCAAAGCGTGAAGCTGCCGGGCGAAGGCGCAACGGATGAGCAATGGAGCGCCTACCGTGCGGAGGTTGCCAAGATCACCGGAGCGCCAGCAAAGCCGGAAGACTACGGACTGAAAGCTCCTGAGAACCTGCCAGAAGGTGTGGAGTGGAACGGCGAGCTTGCCGGGAAAGCTGCCGCCATTGCTCACAAGTATGGACTTCCGCCGCAGGCTTTGCGCGAACTGATCGACCTCAACAACGCCAACGTCGGCGAGCTTGTGGCAAAGTCTAAGGAAGCTCAAAAGGCCGAGTCTCAGGCGCTCATCACGAAGCTGAACAGCGAATGGGGCAAAGACGCGCCAGAAAACTGGCAGCAGGCCAAGCGTGGAATTGCCATCCTGGGCGGTGATCCGACCAAAGACAGTTACTCCACGGAGGACATGATGCGCCTCGCGCTAGCGGCAGATAAGATGTTCAGGGAAGACAAGGGACTAATTCATGGCGACAAAGGCAGCACGATGACGACCATCGACGAAAAGATGGCGCAGCTCAAAGCTGATCCTGCTTACCAGAATCCCAAGAACGACACTGAGATCAAACGGCAGGCCGAGATTCAGCAGCAGCTTTTCGCCCTTCACGAAGCGAAAAAGAAGGGCGCATGATTTGCGGTGGCAGTTGTGATGATCTGCCGTTTTCGCGCTAGCTCGGCGTCCGCAAGATGAGCAGCGCCCGATTGTTTGCACAGTCGGGCGCTTTTTTATGCTTGCGTTCTTTTCTCAAATGTGAGAATCTGGAAACAGTTGGACCCGAAAGGATACTCCAGCGCACCCGCGCAACGAGGCCCTCAGACTGAGGACACCCGAGAAGCCGGAAGACATGACTCTTCCTCTGCCCGCCCTCACGGCTGGCGCAAACTTCACTTCCTCTTCTCACTCTATGAGTGCTATCCCCGACTTCTATCCAGACCAGTTCTCGACGAACTGGCAAGACCGACTCCAGCAGACCGACAGCCGCTTGCAAGGCGCTGTTGAGCGTTCCGACTTCACCGGCGAGCGCAAAAAGTTCAATCTCGTTACCGCCTTTGAAGCGTCCGAGATTTCCTCGCGACTCGAAGAAACTCCCGTCGTGGAGTTCGCTGGCTCTGAATACTGGCTCTATCAAGCGCCCTGCCACGTTCCGACGTGGTTTGACAAATACGACCAGCACTTCCTCGGCCAAGTGGTTCTCCCGACCTCTGACACCGTGCGCGGCCATGCTTCCGAAATGAACCGCAAGATCGACGATGTGATCATCTCGGCATTCTTCGGAACTCGCTACATCGGGGCCGCTGGCACCACGACCGACGCGCTTCCTGCTGGTCAGTCCATCGCCGTTGATTATGTCGAAACGGGCACCGCCGCTAACTCCGGCCTGACCATCGCCAAACTCCGCCGCGCTGCGAAAGTGCTCAATGAGGCCGAAGTGCCGTTCAATGATCGCTTCATCGCCGTCACTGCGCAGGAAGCC